GTTCTTGCGGTCGGTATTTTCAGCGAGGAGTAAATCATGACGAATACACTCCACGCAAAACATGGACCCAGTTCGCTCAAAAATAAAGAGCTGTGTAGCCACTGGGTTAACCGCCCCGGGTCATCCGAGGCAGCCGACGAAGGAACCAAAATGCATGAGGCGGCCGAAACCGGCCGTCTTGATAACCTTAATCCTGAGCAGATCGCCCAGGTGCAGGAATGTCTCGCTGCGGTCGATGAATTGCAGTCGGAAATCCCCGGTGCACTCCGTTACAACGAGCTGCAGGTCGACGTTTGCGGCCTCACCTTTGGAACCGCTGATGTGGTGCTGATCGGCACCAACACCGCAACCGTCATTGATTATAAGATGGGGCGTGTCCCCGTCGATGATGCGGAGGTGAACCTTCAAGGCTGGGCGTATGCTCTCGGATGCTTTGATCTGTTCAGTGTCGATTCGGTCAAGGTGGTGTTTCTGCAACCGCGCTGTGATTTGCGCACAGAACACACCTTCACCCGATCTACCGATTACGACCGGATGCGCGACCGCGTCGCTACGGTGATCGAGAAGGCCGAAGACCCGAACAGCCCTTACACCCCGCATCCTGACAACTGCCAGTACTGCGGAGCCAAGGCGTTGTGTCCGGCACTGACAGCCAAGGCAATGATGGTGGTCGAAAAACTGCCCGAACGTCTGGAGCTTCCGGCGGTAATGGATCCGCTTCAGATTGCGGAACCCGACCAGATGGCACTGGCATTACGCCTTGCTCCCGTCCTGATTGAATGGGCGGATGCGGTCAAAGCACACGCCCTGGAAATGGTACGCAACGGTCAGGAGATTCCCGGATACCAGCTCAAACATCGCAGTGGTCGACGCGTAATCAAACAGCTCGAATCGGTCTGGGACATCGTCCATGGGGAATTTGACCTCCCGCTGGAGCAGTTCCTTCCCGCCTGTTCGATCTCGGTTACTTCGCTTGAAAAAGCGGTCAAGAGTATTCAGGCGCGCGGACAGGGAGCTAAAGCCATTCGTAAGCTGAACCAGCTTCTGACAGCCGAAGGTCTTTGCACCACCGATCCTGAAATCACCTATCTCGCAAAAGAACGATAACCCCAAACATAAGGAGAAAAATACAATGACTACTACATCGTTCAAAAAAGACAAGAAAACCGAAACCGCAGAAGAAAAATCAGCAGTACCGGCCACCGTGCCGGCAGCAGAGCTCAGTCATCCGGCAACGGATATTCCGCCCATTGGTGGAATTGCCGGTGACTTCGAAGAAGGCGACTTCCGTCTTCCCAGAATCAACATCGTGCAGAGCGTTGGCCCGCTTTCCGAGGACTTCGACCCCGGAGCCGTTGTGCTAAATAAGGACATCATCCTCCTTTCGGCTTCATCTGATCCGAAGGTATGGGGCGGTCCGCTCAACGTCACGGTGCTGAACGCGAAAAAGCAGTTCTCCGAGAATCTTCCTTACGATTCTGACGAGACCCCGGAAACAGTCGACACGCTCGATGAAGTTCACGAGCGCGGAGGTTGGATCGACTGGCGGAATGACGAGAAGCCCCCGTGGCGTCCGATGCTGACCGCCCTGATCCTGATCGAAACTCCGACGGACGAACTGTCGGAAGAGTTTTCGATTCAGGGGCCGGACGGTAAAGCTTACGAGCTGGCTCTTTGGACAATGAAAGGGAGTGCTTACTCTCGGGCAGGGAAGGCGATCAATACCGCCGCCCGGTTCGCTCTGCGGAACAAAGAAACCGGACTACCGGAGCTGCACAAAGGCAAATGGACGCTTCAGGTGCGCCGCGAAAAACTCGGCACCAACCTGGTCTACGTCCCGCGTCTGCGTCAGCACGGCAAGCACCCTGATGAGTTTGTCGAATTCATCACGACCCTGCTGTAAGGACCACCGGAGGGCGGACTAACCATCCGCTCTCCAATTTTTCAACCTTCCAACCTCTGGAAACCGTCATGCCTAAATTCGCCATAGATTTTGAAACTTTTTACGACAAGGACTACTCCCTCAAAAAAATGGATGCGTGGTCGTATGTCCACCATCCGAAATTTGATGCCTACCTCATGTCCGTCTATGGCGAGGACTTTCAATGGGTTGGTCATCCCAAAGATTTCCAATGCTGGGAAAAACTGGAAGGTGCGTTGCTTCTCGCTCACAACGCATCCTTTGACTCTCTGGTTTTTAAACGTCTTCAGGAACAAAAGATCATCCCGGCGATTCAGCCTGCCGCATGGCGATGTACCGCATCAATGGCGGTATACCTTCAGGCACCCCGAAATTTGAAAGGAGCGTGCAAACAACTTTTGGGAATTGAGGTGGATAAAACCCAGCGCAGCAAAGCGTGCGGTCAAACCACTGGTGATCTATTTAAAGACGATGCAATGACGGATTACGCGCTGGAAGATGCGCGACTCTGTTTTCTGCTTTGGGAAAAACACAATCACCTCTGGCCGGAGGAGGAACAGGAATTATCGACGCTAACTTTTGAGTGGGGACAGGCTGGCATCGGGGTGGATTTCCAGACTCTGGGAAAATGTATCCAGACCTTGGAAAAACAGCGCTTTGATGCGGTTCAGCTTTTGCCGTGGGTGGATGATTTCAATGAAGATACCCCGTTGTCACACCGTCAGCTTGCGCTGGCCTGTCGGGAAGCGGGGATTCCTTGTCCGGCATCATTGGCAATGGATTCACCGCTTTGCGAAGCGTGGGAAATCAAATACGGCGAAGAGTATCCCTGGGTGAATGCGATGCGGATTTTCCGCAGAACCAACATGCTGCTTTCTCGGTTTTACGCCATCCGTTCCAGAGTTCGGAAAGAGGACAATCGATTCCCGTATGGAATGAAATATTTTGGCGCGGTACCGGGGAGATGGTCAGGTGATTCCGGGTTCAATGTTCAAAATATGCCTCGGGGTGAAATGTTCGGCGCGGACTTGCGGAAATGTTTCCAACCTTCGGACGGCAACGTTTTTGTCATTGCCGACCTCTGTCAGATTGAACCTCGGATTCTGGCCTGGCTGATTGATGATGTGGCGTTCCTCGATCTCGTTCGGGATGGCGTGGATATTTACGAAGCCCATGCGCGGGCGACAATGGGATACGACGAACCGGCTCCGTTGAAAGAAACGGATTCCAAAATGAGATCCTTGGCGAAAGCCCGTGTGCTGGGATTGGGATACGGCTGCGGCCCCAAGAAATTTGTGACGGTGGCCAAGAATCTGGGCGGGATAGAAATCTCCTTCGCCGAAGCAAAACAAATCGTTGCCGACTTCCGGTCAAAGAACCCGAGAATTTCCAGACTCTGGAAACAATTAGACCGAGCGTTTAAACGAAGTGCCGGAGGTGACTATTCCATCGAGCTGCCGTCCGGGAGACATCTTAAATATTTTGACGTTCACAAAACAGACCGTGGCTATTTTGCGGCCAGAACCGTTCGGGGCGGGAGGGTGCGCTGTCTGTACGGCGGTCTTCTTTGTGAAAATCTAGTCCAGGCCACCGCTCGGGATCTCTTCGCGAAACACCTTCTGCAAATCCACCGTTCAGGGATTGGAAGAATTGTATTTCACGTTCACGACGAAGTGATTGTTGAAGTGCCGAGAGAACAAGCCGAAGAGGCGAAAAATCAAATCCTTGAAATCATGCGCACGACCCCGGATTGGCTGTCCGGATGTCCCGTCGATGCCGAAGCCGGAATTTTCAACCATTACACCAAATAAGGAGACCCCATGCTTTTAGCCATTAAAAATCTGTCTTCATCTCATACCACCGAATGTGACCCGTGGAATATTTCTTCTCAGGCCCCTCAGAAAATGAAGTGGAACAAACCCGATGTGGATCACTGTTTCTACTCTGGTCTGGAAGGGTTAATTCAGTCCGTCCGGATTGATACCAAAAATAATCCGGCGGTGTTTCTGCATTGGTTGGTTGCTGACTATGACGGTCAGATCGACCAGAACATGAGGGATACGGTGTTGGAGCGTTGTGGTGATTTTAAGCCTCAATATATTTGCCGCACCTTTTCAGGTGGCGCCCGTTTGTTGTGGAAACTGGAAGAACCCTTTCCGCTGCATAAAAATGACCTGACGGCGAAGCTGTTGAAGCATGTCCGAAAAAAACTAAAGCTCTCAAAAATCCTCGTCGGTCTCGACACAGCGGCCTTTGAAGATCCTGCGAAATATTACGAAGCCGGTACGGAGTGGGTTCATTTGTCCGATGATGTAATTCCCGCTCCCTTCATGATGCAGTGGGCAATTGAGTCTACCCATAACTACGCATGGAAAAAATTGGGTCCGTCTATTCCGATGGAGCTGATCGCGGAAGAGGTGGAAAAACAGTATCCGGGACAGTGGCAAGGCGAGTTTGAAGTCGGTGTACGCGGTGTTCGGTTCTGGGATTCGTCTGCCGATAATGAGACGGCAGCGGTGATTCGTGAGTCGGGAATGCAATGTTTTACCGGCGGTCAGGCGTTCGTTCCGTGGTCGGCGATTCTCGGCGGGAAATTTGTACGCCAGTTTCAGGCGGATCAGATCGGCGGTGCGGTTACCGATGTTTATTTCGACGGGCGGGAATATTGGACACAGCTATCAAACGGCCAGTGGCAGGCGAGTAATAAATCAGATCTCGCGTTACACCTGAAGGTCGAGCGTGGACTCAGTGCGGTAGTGCCTCGTGGTTCAACATTCAGCGAGGTAGATCAGGCGCTTCATCGCATTCAAAAACAACAGTGTATCGTTTGTGCGGCTCCGTTGATTCACCGCCCGAAGGGAATTGTTTATATCGATGGATTTCGCGTCTTGAATACTTCGACCGCTTCAGTTTTCCAACCGGCGGACCTGAGGTATTCCGAAAGTGCTTTTGACGAAGACAAAAGAAGCGACCCGACAGGGAAGCGGCAAAAACAAGATGTGGATCCCGCGACCGATTTTCCGTGGTTGGATGAGTATTTCACGACGTATTTCGATCCCGTTGAACAATTGGACTATTTCTACGCCTGGTTGCGCCGTTGGTACGCTTCTGCTCTCGATGGAAAAATGCTTCCCGGTCAGGCGACGTTTTTTGCCGGCAAGCCGAACACAGGAAAAACACTACTCTCCACGGGGATACTCTCCCGCATTTTCGGCGGTCATATTGATGCGTCTTCGTTTCTGTCCGGTGAGGACGGTTTTAATTCGCACCTGTTTAATTCCGCAGTCTGGGCCGTGGATGATGTCGTTCCCCTGACCGATAACAAATCCCACATGAAATTTTCCGCCCTGATTAAAAAGATGGCGGCAAATCGTACGTTTTCCGTTCGAGAAAAATACAGGGTGGACAAGTTGATTGAGTGGAATGGCAGGGTCGTGGTGACTTGTAACACCGACCCGGAGTCGCTTCGTATTCTTCCCGACATGGATTTGTCGAACTGCGACAAGATCAATCTCTTCCGTGTGGCGAAGCGTGAAGACTTTACCTTCCCCAACGATGTCGCGGATATTATCCATTCGGAGCTACCGTTCTTCCTTCGCTGGTTGCTCGACTGGTCACCGCCGGATCACGTTCTGGGTGATTCCCGGTACGGGGTGCAAACCTATCGCGATGCATCCCTTTTCGAAGCCTCACGCCATGCATCCAGTTCCTACTCGTTCCTCGAGGTTTTGCTGAAGTTTTTCGAGGGACAGGTTTCCGATGTCTGGACCGGTTCGGCGACCGAGCTGCTCTCGGCCATGCTCAACGATCAAGACGGCCTTGCCGGTATCGCTGCCAAGTATACCACCCGGCAGGTCGGGCGTGAATTATCCAAGTTGGCATCCCAGGGCTATCCCGTTGTCCAGCGGAGACTTCATGCCACACGAGTTTGGGACATCAACATTGCTGAAATTCGGGGAGGAGACGACGATGAAAAAATCCCCTTCTAGCGTCAACGCGTCATGCGTCATCATCATTTTAAAACCCTGTGAGAGTCCTGTATCACCCAGCACTCGGGGAAATCACACCGTTTTCACCCCTCTCTATATATTTACTACTTACAATAGAAATAATGACGCAGATGACGCCACCCAAGCGGGGCAGGGCTTTCCTGCGCGTCATCATCCGTGTCGTTTTCATTTCACTCACACTAACGACGCGCCTTGTCGGTCTGGTTTGCGTCATTGCCCCCCTTGCTCCTCCATCAATTTCACCCTCTATGCCGGAGTCTGTTTATGAATTGTCATTCCTGTTCCCATTCCGAAGCCATCTTGCGTGGCGATTATGATTCCACTCCCTGGGATGAGCTGCCGTGTTCCAGTTGCAAATTGCGTGAGAATACGTTCTACACCGTTCCCTACGATGATGAGCATCCCCCGGAGGAAGCGATCGACCTTGCCGGCGATGCGCCTGAAGAACCGATCTTGTTTCCCTCCGATGTTGTGACGCAGTTTGTACAGGGTTTTCTCTCCCTTCCCCCCGAGCAGCGCGATGTGATTTCGTGGCGTTACCAGGGTTTGCAGTACAAGGAGATTGCCGAGCGTCAGGGCATTACCGTCCAGCTTGCGGAGATGCGGCATAAGTGCGCCATGAAGAACTGGCCTGCGCTGGAGTCGTTGTTCCCGTATAAGATGGCTCGTCGGAGGGTTCGTCGTCCTCATCGGTAGGGCAGGAATCCCGCCAGTGAATACACTGTCATGATTCCCTGCTGTACGGAGCCCAACCAGCCGTCCTTTTCATCCGGCCTGCCTACTGCCTGCATTCGTACCTCATTCCGGCAGACGTTCGGCCTTCTTCAAAGACCGGCTCGGTGGTCTCCGCCATCGGTCGGGCCTTCGGAACCGTCGTCAGACTGAACCAAAGCACGGGTCCCGTTCCTACGGAACCCCCGTCCTTTGATTCAGACTGCCTTCCGGTTGGCCCTCCCTCGGATCGCATCCGCTCAGATTGTCGGGTGGCGGAACAAGCGCCACACCTGTCGCCCGTCAAGCGCTGTCCCTCCCCGCATCCCGCCGTCCACCAGCCCTCAGCCTGTTCATTCGTACCTCATTTCGCAGACACCGGGCAGGGGACTCCCGGGCTGACGGTGCGAGCCATCGCTTCACGGGCTCCTACCTCGGCCGCCCGCTTATCCCGAAACATCATGTGCTCATCCGTACGGATCACTCGCCTTCGGCTTCCTGACCGTCCGGATTTCACACATCATGTCCCGGGGCGGTCGTCCTCAGGCTCCCTCCTTCGTCGGGTTCCCTCCGGGGGGCGGATGATGGCCGCTTCAGTTCCAACGCCATGCTTACTGGAATTCAGCGGCCTTCTCAGGCCCCTCAATCGCGCTGGGCGCTCAATCGTGGCCAAGGGGCTTGCAGCGGCGGGCACGTTCACCGGCCATCCAACCCCGGCTCGAATACTCACCGGGGACCGGAAACATCAGGCATAATTGCCCAATTATGCGACGTGTCCTTTGGATTGGTCGGTTCACTCAACAGAACTGGTTCTGTCAGGCCCGCCTCGCTCTCCGCCCTTCGGGCTTCGGAGGTATTGTCTCGTAGCATAAAAGGGGAAACCCCAGCGGCCTTCGGGCGAATACGCCCTTTCGGCGCCCCGTTTTCCCCTCGGCCTTCGGCCTCACCCCCTTTCCCCATAGCTGTCACGGTTTCTGCGGCTCCTTCGTCGCGGCACAAACCGCGCCAGCCCCGTGTGTAGTCAAGTCAAGTGGGGGGTGGGGCTCACTCCAGCGGCAGGCGCGGCGCAAAGCGGAGCCGGGATTCCGGTCCTGCGAAACGCAGCGGGAAGCAGCACTTCCCGAGGGCGGCGACGCGCACCGCCCAACCGATCTCCCGCCTATGCTATTGCTCCACGCCCACCGCTTCCGTTCACCCCCACAAGAATTTCCTCGGCGGCGAATCGGCTTGCGACCCGTGACCGTGAATCGTTGCCCCTCTGTTCTCCGACCTCTGTTTTCTGATCTCTGAATTTTCTCTCTGGCCGCCGCCTTCGGAAAAGTTGGCCGCAATAGCGGTCCGGCCTTCGGCCTCCCCTGCCGGGGGCAAGGTATTTCTTCCAACCCTTGGAAAAATCCGTCCCGAATTTTCCAATGCCTGGAAAGCGGAAGCCAAATTTTTCCAACCCTTGGAACGATTTCTTCCAAGCCCTGGAAACTTTGCCCCTGTTTTTTCCAACGTCTGGAAAACGGAAGCCCGTTTTTTCCAACCTCTGGAAAGAAATCCCCGATTTTTTCCAAGCCTCGGAACGCCGGGCCGAAAATCTTCCAACCTTCGGATGGAATCTTTCCAGACCTCGGACGGAGGGAGGGGGTGTCCGTAGGACGGGGGTGGGTGGCCATCGAAGACGCATCGACTGACTGGAACGCTGGAGTCAGCTCTGTTTCAGAATGTTTCACATTCTTGGTTTCCCCCCAGAGGGACCCCCCTTCCGGGCGCTCGCGTGCGCTTCGCGCCCCCTGTTTTTCATTGTTTTATCAATGACCTTGAAACGGTTTGAAACAGGACAGCACTTCGTTTGATTTCGCCTCTTTAGGTAGAGGGCAGAGATGTCCCCAATAACAAATAACCAATAACGAATAACTAAACCCATGCCTTTTCAACCCGGACAATCAGGAAACCCCGCAGGCCGACCCAAAGGATCGGGCGCCGGGCGCATGCTCGCGCTCGAAACGCTCGACGAAATGCTCGGCGATGAAACCACCCTCGAAGCTCTTCGCGAAGGACTTCAGAAGGCGATGGATCGCGATCCCGTCTGGTTCTTCCGCCGCATCATTATGCCGCTGCTTCCCAAAGAAGCCACCCTCTCACTTGAAAACGAAGGAGCCATTGAATGGGTTTCCCTGTCTACTATGATCCGCACCCGGGACAAGAATCGATCCACCTTGCCGAAGAACGCTTCCGCGTTGTCTGCACCGGACGGCGATTCGGTAAAACCCTCTGCCTTGCCGCCGAACTGCTGAGTCGGGCGGGGGCAGATCCGGGAGACTATGGCTGGGTCGCGCCGACCTACAATGTCGCCGAGCGCGGCAAAGAAGCCTTGCAGGATATTGCCGGCGGCTTTGTGCGGTTCGTCGGGCGGACTCCGTCCCGCGCCGAGTTCACCACCAAGTACGGCACATCCCGCATCTGGTTCCTCTCCGCCGACAACCCCGAAAATATCCGGGGCTACGGCTTCAAGGGCCTTGTCATTGATGAGGCCGCAGTCGTGCCGCCGGATGTGTGGAACTACATCCTGCGCCCCACCATCGCCCAGACGCTGGGCTGGGCTGTATTCATTTCTACCCCGAAAGGTCGCAACTGGTTCTACGATTTATTCACCCGTGGACAAGATCCGCACGAGTCCGATTATGAATCGTTCCAATTCTCCAGTTCGGACAGTCCGTATTTTCCGTCTGAGGAGTGGGAGGATGCCAAACGGACACTGCCGTCCGATGTGTTCCATCAGGAGTACGAAGCGCAGTTCTTGGAAGACAGCGCGGGAGTCTTCCGCAATGTTTCGTCCTGTTTGTTTCCTCAAAAGGCTTTAACCCGCGAAGACCGCGCGGGGGCGGTGGTCATCGGATGCGATGTGGCCAAGCACACCGACTTTACCGTGCTCGTTGCGATGAACCAGCGCACCGGGCGCTGTTTTGAGATGGAACGCTTCAATCAGCTCGACTGGCCGATCCAAAAAGACCGCATCCTTGAGTTCGCCCGCAAGTGGCGCGGGCGGCTTTTGCTCGATGCGACCGGAGTCGGAGATCCGATCTATGACGACCTGACTCGGCGATATTCCAACATCGAGCCGTTTAAATTTACCGCTCAGTCCAAAGTGGAACTGGTCCAGCGGCTGATCGTCGCCGTCGAACAACAGCGGGTGAGCTGGCCGGAGGAGTGGCAGGTTCTCACCAACGAAATGCAGCGATACGAATATGAAATTTCTGCCCGCGGCCGCCTCAGCTACAACGCCCCGTCAGGATTCCACGACGACTGCGTCATGGCCCTCGCACTCGCCAACCACCGCCGCTGGGAAACAGAATCCGCCGGGCCGATGCTCCCGCTCACGCCCAAAGGTCGTTTCTCGCCTTTCTCTAAACGCCCGCGCATTCTGCTCGGTTAATAAGGCTTTTGGTTTGAGTATTTGTTTCTCGCCTATAAAGTGTCCGAATAATGTGAAAGGAATTCTTTATGGCTACGAATCCAATCGGCAAAGGCACCAAGACTATCGGCATCAACATGAGCGAGAAAATGGCAAACGATCTCGAAAAACGCGCCAACTCCATGCACATCAGCAAATCCAAATACTGCAAAATCATCCTTCAGCAGTGGCTCGACTCCGGCAACAAATTGACACTAAGCGAGTAAAACCAGATACCCTTTTAGCTGCTCACGGTGCCGCTGCAGGAGTCCATCGACATTAAAAGATGCTTTTTTAATAACCTTCATGATAGGTTCAGTGTTTCGGAGCGTTGGATTCAAAACACAAGAATTAGGTGCGATAAAATGAGCTATAAGCGGAATTTTTTAGATAGAGTCATCGTTCGTTGCGAGCTACTCAATCCTTGGGATATTGAAAATAACTGCCCAGAGGAACTTAAAATAAAACTCCTAAAAATATGCCCTGTGCTTAAGGAGCGGCTTAAGCAAAGCACGGCAATTACTATAGATAACTCCACCGGCAAAACTTCTGAGGAGATTAAGTCGTCAAAAGAGTGGTCTTTTGTGAATCCAGAAAAAGGATTTTTGGTTTCGCTCGCATATGACCACTTCTCTATTGAATACTCCGTGTATAAATCCATTGATGAGCTGACAGGGCTTCTTGAAGAAATTCAGCCTTTGTTTGAAGCTCAATTCGGCGAATTTGTCATAAAAAAACTCGGCGTAAGATACATAGACATCTTTGAATTTGGTAACGGTGATCCGTTGGAGTGGAGCAAATATATTTCAAAAGAATATCTGGTAACGACTGAGACCCTACCCCCTGAAACGGAACGGCAATATTTATCCCGAGCGTTCAATCGTATGGAATACACATATCCGGATGAAATGCAGATCATCATTAACTATGGGATACACAATCCTAACTACCCCGCACCGATAAGATTACGTCAATATATTCTCGATACGGATGTGCAATCTTTAGGGATTTTTGAATCAAAAGACCTGAAAGAAAAGATCGAGACATATCAATCTAAGGCTAATGAAATCTTTGAGTCCGCTATTACGGATGAGGTTCGGGGAATCATGAATGAGTAATGGTGATTATATCGATTCCGGCAACAATAGCTTGCCTATTAATTATGCTGAAGGGCAAACGACATACGATTCAGCTCCTCAGCACGATCATCGATACCGAGAGGTTGGTGTTGGCTACAACAAGTATAAAGCTGTTCTCACCAATGAAGATGCTGACATGCAGCCTTTGCTCCAAAAACAATGCTCCGAAAAGCTAGAGCTAGGAGCTGTTTTTAAAGACATCTCTTCGTTTTTTGTAGAGAAAATTGGGAATGAGGTTCTTGTTCACGAACTGAGCTATTCTCGTGTTGTTGTCTTATCACAGGCTTGCGACTTAGAATGGAACAATAAATCTCGAACAGCTGAAAATGGGACGCACGATAAAGTTATGCTCACAGTGCTTGTCGCGCCATTTTTTGATTCTGTGAAAGCTTCAGAGGGAAAACACATGGCGGGTTTTAAAATGAAAATGGAAGCGATTACTCGAAAAATTCGAGACCGAGCACGAAAAGGAGATATCGCTCGCCATCATATCTTAACGCCAGAGATGTTTAAAGAAAACGGAACGAAGGTTGGTTTTGAAGAGGGAGTCGTCGACTTTAAACATTATTTTACGGTGCCTGCGCACTCTCTTTGTGAAGATAAATACATCGATAGCCTCAAACTGTTTTACCGAGAGAAATTATCTCAACGATTCTCTTCTTTTCTGTCAAGAATTGGCATTCCTGAGAATTATTCGGGCTAAATATCAAACACACTCAAAACACGTCTTTAGCCTAAGAAATGTCTGCCTAGTCGGCTCAAACGCCTCTGACACCTTTTTTCTGGCTTATCGCCAACAGTCAACCCGTCAAAATCCGATCCACATCCGGCGCCGGATAAAAAAGCTCCTGTAAATCCGGCAGGGTGCCTGCCTCCTTTTCTGTGCCTTTTCGTGGCTAAAACTCTCTGCCTGTTTTGATTCCGCCTCTTTAAGTAGAGGTAATCAATATGCGCTATATCTGCTCCACAAAAGACCACGGCTACCGAGACTCAACCAATCCACTACGCGGACTTAATATGCAGCGGCTTGTCGCTTTGCAGGAATCCGGCGAGCGCGGTGAGTACGCCGATCTCCAATGGTTCTATTACTACATGGAACGCTCCGACGCGATGATCCATTCGGTCATCCAACGCCGCCGTGCCGCGTTGCTTTCCCTCGACTGGGATGTGCGCATCGTTTCACAGGAAGACGATAATCCGCTCGCCCAGGAGCAGGCCGATTTCCTGCGGATGGTCTACGATAATATCGACAACTTTCGCGAAGCCGTCTCGTTTCTTTTCACCGGCTTCTTTCGCGGATTCGCTCACCTTGAAAAACATTGGAGCTCCGGCGGGCTGATTGAACGCCTGGAGCCGGTCGAACAATGGTTCTGGGTGCGTGACGGCCTGTTCGGAGACTGGGAATACAACGCCGGGGCCGTGTCCGGCCACCGTCGCGGTGAATCGATTAAACCGGAAAACTTCGTTGCTTTGGAAACTGCCGCGCTCGACCGCATCCTCAGCGTTCTCTACCTGCGCAAAAACCTTTCCCAGACCGACTGGGATGCCTTCCTCTCCGTTTATGGAATCCCGTCCATCTTTCTGGTCGGCCCGCCCAACGCCGACGAAGCCAAGCAGAAAGAATATCAGGCCATAGCCGAGCAGATTCTCTCCAACGGGCGCGGATTCCTTCCGCACGAAAGCGACATCAAATTTGTGACCGGGGGAGGGGAGAAACCGCCGTTTCAGGAGCAGATCAAATATCTCGATGAGCAGATCACCATCGCCGCAACCGGAGGACTGCTCACCATGCTTGCCCAGCCCGGCAGTGGAACACTCGCCGGCAGTGCGCATCAGGACAGCTTCCTCCAAATTGCCAAGTCGGACGCCGTCACCCTTGCGGGTGTTTTGCAAAACGCCATCGATGTTCCGCTGCTCGCTGAGTTTTTCCCCGGACAACCGCCGCTGGCATACTTCGAGTTTTCTCCCGGCCTCAATCACGCCACCTCTCAGGTCGTGCAAGACGCCATCGATCTCAAAACCGCTGGAATGCAGATCGACCCCGCCGAACTGTCCGAAAAGACCGGCTACACCCTCGAACAAAGTCAGTAGGACAGTGCTTCCAGCCTGTTCATTTCCCTTGGCCCATCTCTTCAAGGTATGCATCTGATTGGACAACAAGATCAATCCAACCAGCAGTCATTTTGATTAGCTCTTTAAGGTGACCGATATCCTTATCTTCCCACTTCTTCATATAATGGGTTTCATCATTCCCGAGCCAAGCAGCTCGAGCCGCGCATTGCTGGATCCGAGCTTCATCCACATGATTAGCTATACATTTTCCAAGTAATAGCTTCTTAATGGTGGTCTGTTTTTCCTCATCATCTTTATATTTGTATCCAACGAGAAAATCTTTAACCAGGAACTCCAGAGCTTTGCGGTAGCCGGGGCCAGCAATCTGATCCAGATCATTTGTCTCTGCGATATGTGCTTGGTTGAAAATTTTACAAAAGTCAGGAGAAAGCTTTTGGATGTCATCGGAAAAACTTTCTGCAGATGCGGTAAAGTTAAGAGTGTTCTCCCTTTGTAGCTTCATTGTGGCTGATCCTGACGGCAGATGATAGCTTGCAATAAACATCTTGGAACAGTTGTGTGCTGGACAGATAAAAGATGCCCAAACGGTAGAAGACCAAGAGCTTTTATAAGCGGCAACAAAAATAGGAATTCCGGCGGTGTCGCAGTGAGGACAGCAATCTGGAAATTTGTCATACCCCTTGCTTACCCCGTTATTTGTCTCATCACGGTAGTTCATCTGTCTGCTCATGTGGCCTCCTTCAAATAGCAGGCTAACTTGAAAACAGGCGGCTTGCAATTGCCCTCATTCATTCTTTCGCGCCCATTGGCGTTCATTCGCGGTTCCGTTTGATTCCGCCTCTTTAAGTAGAGACCGATGTGTTTTTGGTCTCAACAACTTAAACGGTGGAACCATGAACCTCATTTTGAATCGCAACTTCGAACTTCCCGAGAACGGGTGGTATCAGCTCGCACCTCTTGGAGAGTTTCCCCACGCCGCAGCGGGTGTAACTCAGGTAATCGACGATGTAGCTTGTTCCCAAATGGTCTCGGCATTTGACGCGATCAAAAACGCCGCCGACAACTTTCCCGGTCTTCTGATCGACTTCGATCACTTCTCGCTTGATGCCGCCAAACACTCCGAAGCAGCAGGCTGGATCACCGACCTCAAGTTTGTTTCCTCCGGCGAAGCCGATTCTCAACTGGTAACTGACAACCGACAACTGACAACTGGCAGTCCGTCAGGACTGCTGGCCCAGATCCGCTGGAGCGATACCGGTGAGGCCGCCGTCAAAGGCGGACGCTATCGCTTTCTTTCTCCGGTCTGGGCGAAGTCCGACTGCGAAGATCTCGGCAACGACCGCTTGCGCCCGGTTCGACTTTTGAATGCGGCTGTTACAAACGACCCCAATCTAAAGGGAATTTTGCCCCTTTCAAACCGAAATTCGGACGCGCCGCCTGTCCGCCATAGCTCTTCGAGCGACGGCGGATTTGATTCCGCCTCTTTAAGTAGAGACCCGTTAACTCAAAAGGAGAAAACCATGCAACCTGTCATTGATGCTTTGCTCAATAAATTGAATCTGCCCGCCGATACCGGCGAGGCCAATCTGATCGCCGCCATTGAAAACATGGCAACGGCGGATGAAACTGCCGCGCTGAACAATCGCGCTGAAACAGCCGAAGGCTCGCTCGCCGATCTACAGACCGCCCAGCTCGAAGCGGACGCCGATGCCTTCCTCGAAGACAACGCCGCCCTGATCGAAAATCGCGACGAAGTCCGCGCTCAGTTTATTGAAAACCGCGAACTTACCGAGGCGGTATTCAAAAACTTGAAAGCCCCCTCTAGTGCCCAGTCCCAAGCGCCCAGCGCCCCGGCTTCTCCGAAGCCTCTTCACAACCGCGATTCAAAGATTGCGGCGACCCGTAACCGTGACGCCGCCGCCTCTGAATCCAAAGCGGTCAAAATTCGCAACCGCACGTCGGAAATTATGAAAGCCGAAAACATCGGCTATCCCGCAGCCTTCCGCCGTGCCGAGCAGGAACTCGCCGATTAACCCCGTTTAACCAAAAAGGAGAAAAACCATGTCCCAATCCAACGTAAAATTCGGCCCCGTCCCCTTCAACTGCGGCGAAGATCTCACCGCTGCCAACGACCACCTTGTGGTTCTCGGCCACGATACCGGAACCCCGCAGATGACTCTGCCGGATTCCCTGACCGCGCTTGCGCTCTACCTCGTTCTCGAAGGAGCCGCCGCCGGTGAAACCGGCTACTTCCTTCCGGTGACTGCTGCGGCCAATGTGCGGCTTCCGCTCATCGGAACCTGCAACCCGGGCGATACGCTCGTGCTGGCCGATCCGGCTACCGAAGGGCAACCCGGCAAAGTGATTGTGCTTCCCGAAGATGCTGGCACCTACCGCGCCGTTGCCATTGCTGAAGAAGCGGGCATCGACACACAGCTCGTGCTGGCCCGTCCCACCAACCTCGGAACCATCACCGTCACCGAATAACCAACTTTAACCAAAGGAGAAAACCATGTCCCGTCTAACCACCATCAGCTCCAGCCCGATGCTCCGCCAGTTCGCGCAGGGTGCCGCCCAAAGCGCCATCATGCCCGTGGCGGATTTCATTGCCCCGACCATCGAAGTCCCGACTTCGACCGGACGGTTCAAAAAATACACCGAGAAGCACCGTTTCCACATTCCGAAAACGCTTCGTACGCTCGGAGGCCGCGCGTCCGAACTGCGCTTCGAAGTGGACGATGCAACCTTCAACTGCTCCCCGCATGCCCTCGATTATCCGGTGGATAATCTCGAACAGCTCGAAGCCGAAGGTCTCGAAAATATGCTCCGCGAAGGCGCGGTTGCCGTGGCCGAAGTCGCCGGTCTGGCTCACGAAAAAACGGTCATCGACCTGGCCGTCGAAGCCGTCGGCCCCGGTGCCGACTCCACTTGGAACGATGCCGCCGATCCGGTTGCCGACATTGACGACACGATTCTCGATGTCATCAAAGCCTGCAAATACGGCTCGCTCATGAACATCGGTGTGCTGTTCGGCGCATCCGCATGGAACGTGTTCAAAAATCAAGCCAAGGTTCGCGGGCGTTTTGTCGTCGGCAGCGGAGCCCGCAGCGGTGTCGGTCTTGCCGTGCCGACTCAGGCCAACGCCGGAGAGCTGTTCATCGGCTCGCCCGAAGTGCGCACCAGCTACATGGTGTTTGACGACGCGCCCGAAGGCATCGATGAGGATGTCAAATTCCTGCTCGATTCCGCCGTGCTGATCTTTGCCCGCAAAGCTCAGCCGACCCGCCGCGATCCGTCCTTCATGAAAACCTTCCGTCTCATGAACCGCTTCATGGTTCCCGGCTCCTACCAGCGCGACGATGGCCGCGTCGAAGTCGCCAAGTTCGACTGGTCCGAAGATGTTCAAGTCTCCAACGCCAACGCTGCCAAGCGCATCAACGTCTCCGCCAGCTAACCGGCTCCCATCTGACGGTTCCCCTCCATTGGAGGGGTGCCCGAAGGGCGGGGTGGGTTCTCCCAACTTTTAACTGACAACCATCAACTAACAACTAACAACCAAGCCGAAGGCTTCCCATGTGGAAAGAACTGACAGTCTCCTACATCGAATCGATCATGAACCCGACGGTTTATGCATCGTATCAGCAGTGGCTTTTGGACAATCCCGAAAAGACCGGACGGCTGTCTGACATCATTGCCAACACCACGACCGAATACCGTTCAGCAATGGCGGCCAACGCCGCGCCGGTGCCGAGCACGTCGGAAACTGCGATTCATGAATCTTGTGTCCGCCATGCGCAGACCACGATTCTCTTTGAGCTGAAAAAGGAAATCGGACTCTCCATCTCTGAGGCCGAAAACGCCGCAGCGATTCGCGCCGACGTATTCCTTCGCGCCGTCTGGATGGGTTCCATTCCGATTACCGCTTCAACACAACCTTCGCCGTCTTACGCACCGCTCGCCGACCTCGTCCAAGAACCCTAAGGAGCCAATAATGAAAATTCGACAAATTACCGTTCTCTGTCTTCTGACTTCTGTCCTCTGTCTGCATTCGCAGGCTTCCGGCATGAGCAGCGTCCACTCTCTTGCCGAAGGCTCCGTTTCCATCACCAACACGCAGAAACATTCTTCCTGGGTGCCCGTTGCGCTTCTCTTCAAGTTTGACGCCCCGGCAACCGGGACGATCACCGTCGAGCGCATTACCGGCTCAACAGCCTTTCTTCTTACGAGCTGTTCCGTATCCAACAATCTATCTGCTGTCTGGATTCCTGAAACCGCCGTTCCGTTCAACCTGAACGATGAGCTTTCCATCACTTCAACCATCACCAATGCAACCGTCGAAATCATCCGAAAGGCCGACCAATGAAAAATCCGATTTCATCTTTCATCTTTCTGCTCTCATCTTTCGCGCTGCTGAATACAGAAAGCGCTCAGTGGGTCATCGACGGCCAGCAGGTACAGACGCTCAATCTCAACGTCTCCGACCCGCAGGCGCTTTACGCCGACGGTTCCCGCGAGCTGACCGGCACCATTCCGCTTGCACCTTCGCTTACGACCACGGGCGGAATTTTTCGCGCCTACATTCCCTGGAGCGGGTTGACTGCGGATTTATTGCAAATGGACGGTGATGATGAATGCTTGAAGCTTAGCAGCGATCCGAATGTTCAATTTCAGGTTGGAGGCGTTCAAATTGGCCAATCCGGCATTAACGGCTATGGAGTCAGCGTAGGCTTTGAAGACAACACCCTGTTTGGTCCGTGGAAGCTCTATGAGGTCACTGACAACTCAAAAGCTCTGCTCAACCGTTCATATGCAGATGCCCGCTATGTGATGAACGGTCAGGATTCGGTTGCGCTTGGGCTCGATACAGTAGCAGCCGGGGAATATTCAATCGCTGCGGGATACAAAAGCCTTGCCAGTGGAAAATACTCTGTTGCTTTTAATGGAGCGGTAGATCCGGAAGAGGGAGTTTACACGAATGTTGCCAGCGGTATGGGCTCTGCTGTTTTCGGATGGGGGAATATTGCATCTGGAAATGGTGCCGTGGCGTTTGGATGGGAAAGTGTGGCTGGTGGAGACTGGTCATTCGCTGCCGGTTCGTCAGACGCGATCGGAGA